CTTTAATCGCTTTATAAACATCATCCTTCTTAATCTTTCTTATTCGTCCATCTCTTTGTACATAGAACCCAACAGGAACGGGGATAGTATCACATCTACAATTAGGATGAACAGGGAATAGAGTAGCTTTCTTATCAGTGTTTTGCTTGCCTACATTCGTCCCATTGGTCGCAAGTTCATCATGTGTAAACACCCTCAAATTACCATCTTCCCCAACGAACAACGCTAAACAAGTTTCGCAAGCGTCTGTATCAGGTACACGCGCAATCATATCACCGTTCTCAACTGCATCAATAAAACGCCCCTCATTGTGTGCCGCCTGTAATTCTGTTTGTGCGATTCGTTGCCAATTGTGAGAATAGAACTTTGTTTGATCTGCAAGCCTAGAAGCTAGCGTTTTAGCATCTCTATTTGTGATCATCTCATTCGCTGTTTCATTGCGAATTGTGGATAGCATAAACTCCCTTTGTTTAGGGTTGATCTCCTCCGTAATTTCTTCACCTTGCCAACCTTCAGCAATCGTATTTGATAGATCACTAGCAAACTTATTGCCCAAGCCCCTAGCATACTCCCCCGAACGCGTCAACGCTGATAAATAAGCGCCTTTCTCAGCTGGTGATAACCAAGTAGGAATGTTTTTAGGGGCGTTCAGTGTTGGGGGAGGGGGCGCGGGCTTGTCTACTCCCATAGATGCAATCCCTTGTGGCATTCCTCTCGTTTGCACGATTAAAGCTAGTTTACTTTGTACAGGTTTGACCCAATCTTTCAACGTCCAATCTCTCATCTTCACTTTATCATCATGCGATACATCATCAAACACCTTTCCCGCGATCATAAGAAACGCAATAGGATCAAGCCCCGCTATTCGTAAGCCCTGTTCGGTTGGGCTGATATAACCTGCTTCATATAACTCTTGTATTCGTTGTTCAGATAAGCCACTATTCTCCACGCCTAGAAATTCGACTAGAAAGGTGTCATGTTGATCTTGTATCTCTTTTTTAGATAGATCGATTAATTCGTCTTTTCTCATATTGGTATGCTCCTGTTTATTCTCTTGTATCATATGATAAACAGGTTCTTAAAATAAAAAAAGGGACTTGCGCCCCTTCTTTTTGTGTTGTGATCCGCGTTTTTGTTTTGTTTACTACTGTTTTTAGCGTCTTGTGAAGCCTAAATACTTTACATCAGATTCTAAACTGCTGCGTAATCCACGAATTGAATGATCTACATTATTACCATATGCACAAGTTACAATGTTTACATTCTTTTCGTCTTTGAGTGTGAGTCTGAAGATTGCAGTGTTTTCAGTTTCCATCCATTCAAATCTGTGCTTTTTTGCGGGATATACCAAGATAGCATCATCTTCACGACGGGCGATTAAGAGATTTGAGCGATTGAGATAGGTTTGAAGTTCGACGATTGTCATTTTTGCTACTCCGTAGAAAGCTGGTTTGTTTAAGGTGATCTATATATAAATCAAGGTTTCTTATTTGTCAAAACTTTTTACAAAATAATATGATAATTTTTTAAAAAGATCTAAACATGATCATCTTTTTCTACTTTTGTTTTCTCTAGTATTGTCTTAGATAACGCTTGCAATCGTCGATCATACAAATCCGCCAATTTCTCGCTTAACTCGTCAATAAGTTTGATCTCCCCGCCCCTTGCCTTCTTAAGTTGGGTTGAATAGATTGACTTAGCGATTTTATCAGCGTTTGCAATGATATGATTTTCTAGTGTATCTTGATTGAAGCTGTTTAATTCCTCATCTGTCATTTCAATGTTAATTTTCATTCTTGTTCTCCTGTTTCTCAAGTTTCTCAAGTTCTTTTGTCACCCATCTATCACCAGCATCCCCGCCCCATAGCATCCAAGAGATATATGAAGCGCTTGTTTTGTCATCATGATAACCTTGTTCTTTGTAAACCCTATGTCTAGCAAAAAAAGATTTCATTCGTTTCATGGTCGCAAGTGTTACTTTACCTTCGCTTAAATCGGTTGCGCGTTGTACACCGCTCCCAATCCCCAATTTACTAGCTTGCTTATTACTTAGCCCGCCCCGCTTATTCTCTCGTCTTAACTCAAGCCCTCTTTTAGCCGCCGAACGTACAGACTCGGGAACGTCAAAACTCATTCCCTTTTTCATCATTTCTTTTCTCAATTTGTACACTTGAACGCATTCGCTCAAGATGAAATATAAACTAAATTCTTTGACCCATCTAGTCAACGCTTGATTATCACTCAATTGGATAGTAAGCAATTCTTTTAACTTATGTTCGCAACCGCCCATGTTAACATAATCAATATACAACGAAGTAGCTACTTCACTAATAAAATCAGGATCTAAAAGAAGCCCTTTAATCGCTTCATACGCTTGTTTCTTTTGCTTCTCATGATCCTCATTATCATACTCAAATGTTTCTCTTTGCTCGATACTCTCAATGAAAAACATGTATTCATTCATGATACAATCGTTGACAATATCATAAAATTGCTTTCGTGTAAATTCGCTAGGTTGCGATGCTATAATCATTCTGATTTCATCAAGTCTTGCATGCTCATGGATATCTAAGCCTACAATACTCTTGATCAACGGTGTAAATCTAAACATGATCTTCCTTTGTTTCTTTGTGTATATAGGAACATCATAGCAAATTTGATTATGATTTAACTAAAATTCATCAATATGATCATTGATGATCTTAGTAAAATCCTTTCTTAATTTATAAGCGAATGTATTGGGTTCTGTACCATAGATTGGATCTGCAATAGCTGACATTGTTTCACAGAAAAATTCATCAACACTTTCCTCAGCATATCTAGAAGGCAATCCGTCAGGGTATAAGTCTTTAGATACTTTAAAAGTTGCTACTCCCCCATTTTTTAAGGGGACTGCTATTACATGTTGTTCGGCATATTCTCCACTTGTTAAATACGTTGTTTTTCCTATATTGTCATAATCTATATCGCTAGGGGAGATATTTTTATTATCACTTGTTAAAACATCCATCCCTCCAGATGCTGACGGTTTTCTTACATTAAACATGTGTGTCATAACAGTTTGCAACACTTGAGATTTTAATAAATATTCTTCCATAGGTACATTTTCAAGTTTTGAGACGTGTACAGTGTTATTTTTCGCATCCCTATATAATTGTTTTACTTTTTGATGAATTATTGGGTTCTTCTTAAAAAGTTCATTCGCTAGTCTATGCGAAAATTCATGAATTAGTGTTTGTTTATTAAATGTATTACTAATGTTTTTGAGATCGTTAATATCCCCCTTAAAGAACTTAGTATAGTGAAAATCAAATGCGGATTCTCCTACATTTAAATATATTTGATCAGGGTCATGTATATACTGTTCTTGAATTGCCTTTTGAAGTGACATATTCAAGCCTGCATATTTTGGATCTAGCATTTTACTCAAATCAGATAAGAATACTTCGCCATACAATATTTTATCAAGTTTCGGATTGATAGCATGTAACTCTTTTTTAGCATCTTTTAAACTATTAGATATTTTGTCTATATTTGTTGAGTTTGATGTTTTACTGATCTCCGTATCTGTGATTTGAACTCTACCTACTTGTGCGCTTTCCATCTTTTGCTTAAATGGGAGTTTTTGCCACATATCCCCAATAATAAGCATACTTTTATGTAGTGCATTAGTATCAGTATTTGAATATCTGTTTTTTACTACGGTTTTTTGCGCTGCTAATATAGTTTTCTTTTGCTCACTAGATACAGAACTTAAATCTTTATATTTAAAAACTGCGTGCATGATATTGTTAAGCATTACAGTACACAAAGAAAAGTTTTGTTGATTTTGTACTACTTGTTGAAACAAGGTTGGATCTTTTAATAAGTCTAAAACTTTGTTTTGCCCCTCAAATGTTTTCTTTTCTTTTTCGCTAATCCATGAAGCTTCTATTTCTGCAGGGGGTTGATCTGGGCTTACAATTCCTTTTAACTTATTAACTTGGCTTTCTAGTTTGCTCATTGTTTTGTCGGAAAACTTAACGCCTCTCTCTTTGTGTGTTTTAGCTTCCTGTAATTGCTTTTCTGCTTTAGATTGGGCTTGTTTAATAGATTCCTTGTGTTCACCATGTAGCAACGATTGAAATTGCTTTTTTGTCATCGTTTCTTCTTTTCCCTTTTTGTCACCATCATCGTATTTGATTGTAAGTTTATCACCGTCTACTTTTGTAATATGAGCATGATAACGACTTTTACCATGTTCACCGAATGCGAATGAAGCCCCTTGTATAAGTTCGCTTTCGTGTGCAATACCTTGACCATGACCTTCTTGACCAGCGTAGTAATAAACGTATTTTGTAGCCCCTGTTTTTGTTACTCCCTTAGGTACTCTCCTAATGTATTTATGAGTTAACGCTTTCAATAAATCGTTAATCAGTAAACTATATCTAAACATGATCTTCCTTTGTTTCTTTGTGTATAGGTAGATCATAGCAAATAATAACTTTAAATTTCTATTGTAAAACTCTTTTTTAGTGACTTGTTCAATCCTACTTCTTGTTGCTCCTCTTGGTCGGTTGCCTCTGGTTCTTGGGTCGCATCTTCCCCGCTTTCTTCTTGGCCTTCTTCTTGCTCATAATCGTCACCCTCTTGGCCTTGCTCTTGTTGGCTCTGTTGTGCCATGCTTAACGCTGTGATATATGCTTGATTTAGAATAACATCACCGCCCTCAATCTTATCTAAGCCATGTTTTGCTCTTACTTCGTTGATAGTCATGTAGTTTGAAACGCGCTTAATATCTGAATCTAAGATATCTTTCTCAGTTTCGGAATCTAAGCCCATAAAACGAACTTCATATTTCTCATTGATTTGGTGGATAATATGCCTATTTACCCAATTTTGCACGCTCCTAAGAAGTGGATATAAACCTTTGTCTTTAGAGGCCTGTATTCGATCGCTTGGCCCATTTTGATTTAATGCACCTGTTTGACCCTCTGCACCAAAGACAAAGCCCAATTCTGCGGGGTCAATTTGGAATACTGCACAAGCGACTTTAGTTAAATACCCCATCCAATCCTTATAGCCCATTTCCTCAGGTGTTGCGCCTAAGTTCACGCTTTCAATCTCCTCTTGTGATTCGGGGTCAAGCTGAATAATTGGCGTTCTCTTGGCTTGCGCTGGCCCCGATAAATTAGCATAAAACTCACGCTTGAACGCTCTAAACAATTGGGGATTCATCTTGCTCTTGATTGCTAGAATTGAATTAGCATGTATCCCATTTGTAAAATTGGAGGCGTTATAGGTTTCAGCGTTGACTAAATGCGTTACTACTCTAATCAATTCCTCAAGTTCTGGAAAGCCATAACCACGCGCGTCAATATCTGTACGCGGTCTTCTGATACAAAATGCTAAACTATCGCTATCAAATACCGCCACTTTTTTACCATGTACGACTTGAATGTAAGCCCCATCTTGCCAATCCCTTCGCCCGCTTTTCTTCTCCTCCTCGCTTATACCTGAGCGCCTGATTGTGGAGGCATCAACAGGAATGAAGCCAATCAAATCGCCGCCCCTATTCTTGATAATTTCAAAGCATGCTTGATCAAAGATTAAGCTATCTCTCACAATCATTCTTACAAAGGCTTCAAAGTCAAACGCCCCGCCGAATTTATAGCCTTCTCCACATGTTTCAAGCCATCTTGATAACTGTTGCATTTCTTTGTTTTCTTCGTCGGTTGGCTCTCTACTCTTATCCCTCAAACGAATAACATAACCCGCTTTAAACTGATCTTCTTGGGGGATACAAAACTCAGCAATCTGATTAACACGGGTTTGTATGATGGAGGAGATAACGGGAACTCTTGCCATAAATGCTAAAATATCGTAACTAAGTTGGTTAGTTCCCTCGTGTTCCCCTGTAACTACGGAATTAGAAGCATTGTAAGCATTAGCGTCTTGAGGGTCTAAATCGTGGGCTGTTGGCTCAATCTTGCCCCCTGCTTGGGCTGTTCTCAATGCCTTCTCAATCAAATCTTCTGAAATGCTCGCAAGTTCGACAAGTAAGTCAAGATCTCTATTTTTCATTTGTTTATCCTTTGTTTCATTCATTTTCTTATAATAACAAATTTAGGATTAAACAATGAATTTTACATAAGATAGGTTGCTAGTTTCCTAAGGTGCTACGCGTCAATATTCTCGTTCAACCACTACCAAAAAAGGCTCAAAGCAAGTAATCGCTCTATAAGGTGGAAACTAGCTAATCTAATAACACAACATTCTTATTTTTATTGCAAACTTTTTAAATTAATATCCATTTTTAAACCAAGCCCCGCCCTTCAACTCAAAACTTGTACTAGATACTTGTTTCTCTACTGATCCATCACAACCGTTTTTATTCAAGCTATCGCAATTCGCTGGCGGTGGATCGCTTAGTTTTACTCTCACTTGGATCTCTGTATTGCATTTTTTACATTTGTATGAGTAGATAGGCATCTCATTTCTCTCTTTCTTTTGTTGCTAATGCAAGAATAGAGTAGCCTGCTAAATCTTTGTAGGGGCTTTCTCCAAAAGGGTCGTTATCTCTTGCTATCCTGCTAATCTTGTCAAGCATTCGTACAATAACATGAACATCTTTGTATTGCTCAACGCTGATCCCATTCGGGTATAGTAGCGTTAAAATTGCTGTTGTCTTATCAAACGCATTGCCATAGGCTTCATTTTTCTCTTTTAAGAGCGTTGCTAACTCATTCGCTATCTTCTCAAAAGAAGATGGCTTTTCTTGCTTCTTTGTGAGTAGTGTGCCTTTTAACTTAGTCATTTTTGTTCTCTCTTAGGTGGATAAGTTCATCTATTAATGCAATTACTTTTGATTGATCATCTTCAGACTCACGGAGAAGCTGGAGCGCTATATCTCTCAAAAGTAGTAAACTCGCTATCATAATTTCATTCATAGTATCACGCGTTATCATACTGTAAAGAGTCGATTATCAACCTAGTAAACACGAACGAACCTACAATGATAGGAACATGAACACTAAGCAAATACACAAAGAAAATAAGAAAGCTGATCACCACTGAAAAAACAATCAATTGGGGCTTAGAGAACTTATGAAAG